GGCTAGGGTGGTACATTTTAGCATTTGGAATCATTATCGCAATGATGAGCATTGTGCTCTTGGTAGGAAAGGCGGTTGAACAGCACGAATCAAAAGTGAATCTAATTAGAAGTGGGCAATATATCGAACCTGATTTTCAGGATTCGTGGAACAAAAAAAGCCAGCGCGGCAACGCTGACTAAATAATAAAAATCCTAAGGAGATTATAACACAATGTGCAATAAGTTTGAAAGTTTACATGCAAATTACCTTGACCCTCCAGAACCAAAAGTATGGGGATACGATTGGAAAGGTGAAGAAATATACGTAGGTGATGAATATTACGATATGGACGGTGATTACGTCCAAGCGGATAACATCGAAGATTATTTAAAATCAACCTATTTAACCACTTCACTCAAGATTGCGGGTGAGTAAATGGAAGATGTGTATTTAAACGATGACCTACTGGATTCAAAACTGCAAAACGTTTTATACGCTAACAAGGTTATCGGGCAAATCATAATGAAGAATGATTCATACGAGGTATATCTATATGAGCCTCAAAGAAGAATGACGAGGGTTAAAACCTACGAGGAGGTTGAAGAGATATTAAAAAGCGTATCGAGATCATTAAAAGAACAGAGTCAAAAGTAATTTTAGACATTGATGCGGACTTCGTAAATCCGCTAATCTTTGAACAACACATGGACTACGGAAAAACAGTGGAGGATGCAGCAATGGCGATAGTACAAAATATCCCAAACGTGAAATCATTCCACATTGAACCACAAAGGACACAGAAAGGAATGTTTTTTAAATGAATTTATATGAATTAAGTTTAGCGTTTCAAGACGTACAGAATATGGATTTAGATCCTGAAGTAATGAAAGACACGTTAGATAGTATCGAAGATGCCATCGAGGGCAAAGCAGAAAACATTGCGAAGCTTATTCGAAATCTCGAATCAGACGTATCAGCCTACAAAGAAGAAGAGGACCGTTTAAAAACGAAACGTCAAGCTACAGAAAACAAAGTGAAATGGTTAAAAACATATTTAGAAGACAACATGAAATTGACTGGAAAAACTAAATTCAAATCTGGAATGTTTAACTTCGCTATCCAAAAGAACCCTGCAAGTGTGAACATCACTGACGAAAAGATTATCCCAGAAGAATTTCTAATCCAACAACCACCTAAAGTAGATAAGACTTCATTAAAAGAAATCTTGAAGAGAGGAATTGAAGTTCCAGGGGCTGAATTAAAACAAACGGAAGGATTGAGAATCAGATAGCATGAGAATTCTAGCAATTGACCCTGGAAGCGCAAAGATTGCAAGTAGTACGAACGGTATCGTGTTACTTGATAACGCAAGACTAGTAAATTATTGGGTCGTTCCTTCTGCAAGAGTCCAGGATATTCGGAATTGGTTCGAAGAGGTCGGTCGCTTCTTAGATGTGGATGTAGTCGTTATTGAAAAGTTCGAAGCTAGAGACAACGACAAATCAAAGGATAATTCAGTTCTAGAAAACGTAGCGTTGTTTCGAGTTCTTTTTCCAGAATCCGTTTTGCAACGTAACGCAGGTTATCAATCAGATATTCCGAACGAATTACTCAAGCGACTAGGATTATGGAAATTTGAAAAGAGCCATCACCAGGATGTACGTGCAGCAGCAAGACTCGGACTATTTTGGGCGATGAGAAATGATATCAAAGAAGTAATTGATGATATTGGCAAGGCGGTGAATGAGCATAACGATAAATCTGAGAAAGTGGCAAGCTGAAGCAATTAAAAGAAGCGAGCGGTCAACATACGGAATATTCCTTGAAGCGCTCGGGGGTCGCGGAAAAACTATCTGTGCTCTAGCTATTGCAAAAGAGAAAAACGCTAAGAAAATCATCATCACAAACAATCGTCTTTCGATTCTTAAAGGATGGAAAGAAGCCATCAAAAAGATGAATTTTGATTCAGATGTTGAGTTTATTATCTCAACTGACCGAAGTATTCAAAATATGTTAAAAAAAGGCTCAAAATTCAACTGTGACGTGTTGATTATTGATGAGTGGCAGAATATGTCATCAGAGAAGCAAGTGGCCCTATATCGTCGAATAAAGCGAAAATACACGATAGGTCTTTCAGCTACTCCGATTCGAAAGAAAGGTCAAAATTTCTACCCACTCGAAAAAACATTTTTCGGGTTTGCAAATCCAAATAATAAGTTTGATTGGCAAAAAGCACACGGAAGAATGGTTTATGATCCATTTACTTATTCAAAAGAGAAGTGGGAGGATTTTAGAGACTATGAACGTTACGTTAATAATCTTCCAAACTTCTTTAGATGGGAAGAAATCGAAGAAATCGAAAATGCCGTAGAGAACAACGGTTACGAAATTAAGTTCTATCCAGTAACTGTTGAACCTGGTAATCCAGAAACGTTAAACAAGTTTAGAAAATTAAATCTTGTGACTGTAAAAGGTGAAACGGCAATGGCGAAACAATCTTTTGGACGAAACACGTTTGAAAGATATCTCAATCAAGCAGGAGTAGAAGTTGATTTTCCTAAAATTAAACCAGTGAATGCTGATACTCCCTTGATGTTAAAGCTCGATGGATTAATAAAAAGAGCACCACATGACATGCTGATTGTCAGCAAGTCGAAACAAATTGTAAATGTCATCAAAGAACGACATCCTCACATTGGAATCTGGACCGGTGACGTTCAAGAAGGACTCGACAGAAAAGTAGTAGTTGCTACGAACCAGGTTCTCGGAGTCGGTGTTGATGGCTTGCAGCACAAATATCAAACAATCGTTGTTCTAGATCCGGTTGAAGAAGGTTCTGGAGAATATGACGATTATCGACAATTGTTATGGCGAATAACAGGAAGTAGACAACAACACGATGTAAACGTGATTGAATTTTATTACGAAGAAAGGTGAAAAAGTGGACAAAACATTTTTAGAAAAAAGAATCGAAAATAAAGCGAGAGAAGAATTCGAAAAAGAATGGAATAGTTTTGTAGATGAAATGTATCATCATCCTATTTTTAAACATATTACTATCAAAATTAATGAGAAAGACATTCCACTCGCTACTTTTGGTGTTAATTTCGGTGTCTTTAATCAAGAACAAGATAAAAATCCTAGAAATAAATTTTTAAATTTCGAAGATGTCAAAGAAAAAGTGATTCAAAAAAAAATCAAAGAGAAAACAGATGAATTATTGAGTAGATTATCTTCCGTAAATTATCTGTTTGAAAAGGAGGATTCTTATGTTCCAACTGCCAGAAAATAAACCACAAATTCCTAAAGACACGCCTCGTAACTATTTCATTTATGGAGAAACCATGAGTGGTAAATCTTACCTGGCAAATGAGTTCCCTAATCCAATTGTTTTAAACACTGACGGAAACGCGGAAGCAAACAGCGTGCCAAGTATTCAACTGTTAAATGATAAAGACAAATCAGGGCGTATCACTAATTCTGTGATTAAGCAGCTAGGAGAAATCCTATTAGCTCTTCAAACGCAAGAACATTCATACGAGACAGTCGTAATCGATGTTATTGATGACGTTATCGAGATGATTAAAATCGCTGTGTGCGATGAATTAACTCCACCAGGGAAACCTCGATTGAAATCATTATCTGAAATTCCATACGGGAAAGGTTACGACTTCTTCAACCAGGCTATTACAGAATTAGTGATTGACCTCAAAGCATTACCAATGAACGTGATTTATATCAGCCGTCAGATTTCAGAGTATGACGATAACGGAAATGCAACTAAGGACAAACCAAGCTTGAAAGATAAGTATGTGAACCTTATCAACGGAAATTCGGATTTAATGATCCACACAGAAAAAATCGGGAATAACTATAACCGTGAAGTTGACAGAAAACGTAAGACTTACTATGCGGAGCAGGTAGATGATAAAGCGATTTTGAAAATCTTATCAACAATTAGAGGTGCAGTTGAACCTCCTCGAAAACAACAAGCAGCAACAAAATCAGTTGCAAAACCAACAAAACAGGAAACAGTTGAAGTTTCTAACAATGAAGACGAATTATTTTAAAACTAAAGGAGAAATGAAAAATGAGTTTATTAAGTATTGCAAAGAAAATTAAAGAAGATGGATTTGACCCTCGTAAAGATAGCGTGAACGGAATGGCACCAATTCCTGCCGGAGATTATACAGTTGTTTTAAAAAGAGTTCAATTTAACATTGCACCGAGCGGATGGGAAAGTTTAGGCTTCACATTTGAAGTTCGTGAAGGTGAATTTAACGGACGTACTGAGTATGCATCGTTTGGAACGTTGTCTGAATGGAACGGTAAAGATTTATCTTGGTCAGTAGAACGAACAATCAAATTCTTTACAAAGGCAATTGAACTTGCTGGAGACAAAGTTATGAAGAACGACTTTGAAGACGGCAGAGCATTAGCTGATGCCTTAGAACGTAAAGCAGTTGGTTCTTACTTCACATTAAAAATCCTAGAAACAAAAGGTAAAGAAGACAAAGTATATCGCAACTATGATATTGAAGAAAATGCTGAAAATGCGATGAATACAGTTGACGTGGAAGATTCAGATTTACCGTTCTAAGATAAGGTGATCTCATGCGTTCAATGAAAGAATATGCGCTGTTGTATCAGCAAAAAGGGTTCTCGGTCATCCCGATTAGTCCTACAACTAAAAGACCATTAATTGAATTTGCGGATAAACCACCTCTTGATGCTGATGGGATTAACGAAGTTTGGAGTAAATATCCGAATGCAAACATCGCACTAAGAACTACAAATTTCTTCGTGATTGATATCGACAAACACGGAGAAACGAGTGGATTCGATTCGTTGAAGAAATGGGAACATTTAAACCTAATCGAACCAACGCTTCAAGCTAAAACGGCATCCGGAGGTAAGCACCTGTTCTATTTCAAGCGTGATGATATCCACATCAGTCAAATGATTGGATTCCTTCCAGGAGTGGATATCAAAGCGCATGATAACAATTATGTACTAGTTGCTCCGTCCGCAACGGACAAAGGGCAATATGAATGGGATTTGGAAAAATCGCCTGAAAAAGGGATGATGATTACTCCATCACGAGAGTTGATTGAAGCGATTATCAAGCAATACAAAATCACCAACGGACGTGAATTTGATTATAGCGATGGCTTAAGGTCATGGGTTAGCAAAGGTAGAACGTCCGGGAAAACAAAGACAACGGAATTGTTCGAAATAATCGCAAATGGATTAGGTGATAAAGGGAATCGTAATGATAAGCTCGCTAAATTTGTGGGCGGATTATTATGGCGAGGAGTGGACGAGATGGATGTGTTGTCTTTGGCTAAGATAGCCAATGGCAATACTCCGAATCCACTATCGATGCAAGAATTAGAAAGAACAGTAGTAAGTATGATTAACAAAGATAGGAGGTGATTGTGATTGGCGAAGTAGTGAGTTTTTATAAGGATTATGAACCGATAAAAAATAGCAATGGAACTTTAAAAACGAACAGTCCAGTAAATGTATTAAACGCATTTCGAGCTGATGATCAGCTAAATCTCTATCTGAAGCATAACGAATTCTCTCAAGAGCATGAATTAACAAGAGACATCCAACTTGGAAACACGCTCCTTAAAAAAGGAGAGCTGCCTTCGAATTTTGAATCGGTAGTCAAAGTGTATTTTGAGAATGTCACTGGTGCAGCATTTACATCTCAAGCGATGATAGATGGCATGGAAACCTTCTTATCTGAACGGTCCTACAACCCGGTAAAAGAGTACATGGAAGAAGCTGAGAAAGGCTGGGATGGGCAAAAACGAATTGGACGAATGCTACAAGTCTATCTAGGAGCTAACCAAGACCCTATAGTGTCTAAAATCGCTGCAATGTGGATGGTAGGCGCTGTTGCTAAAGTATATGAACCTTACGTCAAATTTGACTACGTTCTGGACCTAGTTGGCGGTCAAGGTGTTGGTAAAACCTCCTTTTTACAAAAGTTAGGTGGTCAATGGTACACGGATTCTGTAACTGATTTTGCAAACAAAGATAATTACGACATCATGTTAAAACATTTAATTGTTAACGACGATGAAATGGTCGCTAGTGATCGTATGAGTTTTGCGGAAACAAAATCGTTCATTTCAAAAACGAGTTTACGATTCAGAAAACCGTATATGCGCAGAACGCAGGAATTCGCAAAGAATTTCGTTCTAGCACGAACAAGCAATCACGTTGAATACCTCAAGGATAAAACAGGTGAACGCAGGTTCTTACCTGTGCTAGCTAGCAATGACAAACAGAAAAAGCATCCTATGAAGATGACGGATGAAGTCGTGAAACAAATCTGGGGTGAAGCAGTCACCCTTTATAAAAGCGGTGTGGATTTGATGTTTGATGAAGAAACAGAAGCGGAATTGGTTGAATATCGTGAGCAATTCATGTTCAGAGATGAGATTGAGCTTCAAATCCTTCAATACTTGGAAATGCCCGTTCCTAAGGATTGGGAAACAAGAACAACAACTGATCAGTATATTTACACGACTAAATATTTTGCAAATAGTCCTGATTGGGCTTCAGGGGGTCAACCGATGAATCGGGTGGCTACCAGAGAAATTATGTTCAATCTGTTCCATAAAGAATCGAACGACCAAAAGCTATCTCGAAAGATTAGTTTCATTATGGATAATTTACTAGATTGGAAAAAAGAACGATTCAGAGTCAACGGAAAATTAATAAGAGGTTATCAAAGAATTATTACCTAATTTGTGACACGTACTGGTGTCACAAAACTAAAAACGTGTCACATTTGTGACGCGTTGTACCGGCAATGTGACACGTTTTTTTAAAATGGTGTCACACTTCGAAATGTTGTTATATCAACGTTTATAGATACTTTTATATATATATGTGACACCTGTGACATGTTTTTTAATAAAAAAGTAAAAAGTAAGTATAAAAGCCTATTAAATCAACATTCTTATATTTATATTTTATATTTTTCAAAAAAACGTGTCACACATGTCACACGTGTCACAGGTCATGAATTAGAAGAAAAAATAGTAAAGGAGCGATGCTCATGAACGATATAAAAATGTATGTCATTCGAGATGCTAAATATCCACAATGGTACTTCCAACATATCGAAGACTACTCAAGCATGATGGGATATCTTGCAAAGAATCATCCACGATATACGCATAAATTTACAACTGATATTAAACAAGCGATGCACTTTAAAACGCCAATTGAAGTTTTAGAGTTTATCAAAGAACATTCTATCGAAGGGACTATCGTTAAGGACCCGTATCAAGAACGAATTAGCAAAACGGCTTTTAAGTATATGGGTGAGAATTACGGTGAAGCGATCACGTACATCCACGGGATGATTGAAGATTCTAGCGAGAAGATGTTAGCTGCTTCTAAAGCGTTAAAAGTGAATGCGAATACGCTAATCAAATTTATGAAAGACCCGTACTCAGTTGCAGCTCATATTCGAGATCGTATTGTAGAAAATTTAGTGAATCTAGAAAAGGCGGTGAAGTCGATTGGCTAAAGATGAATTCGAAAAACTGAAAGACGATGTGCATTACTTGATTGTAGCACATTGTAAATACAAGGATATGTTGATGTATGACAGAGCCTTGAAGCAATTCCAGGAAGATATCAACTATGGACAGCTCGAAGAAATGAGCTACAATGAACGATTTGCTTTCTTACTTGGATTTGAAACGTCGTTGAAGGCAGTAGAGTCTATTCCTTTAAAAGAAGGTAATAAACTCAGGAATAGTGCTCGAAGATTAGATAAAACGATCGAGCAATGTGGATTAATGAGTGCGACTTAGGAAGGTGAATGTTAATGGGAAAATTAGAAGAATTTAAGGAAGAAAGAGCAGTACTGTATAAGAGGGTGTCGGAACTAGATAAGTCGATTGAAACGTTGGAAAACGCGAAGTGGGTATTTGAAGAAGGAGAAGATATTTGGTCTGTAGACCAATTTGGAAATATTCAGTGGGGTAGATGGGGAGGACAAGCGTGGAGTGATGTAGCTTTCACCCAAGGACATATTTTTAAAACTGAAAAAGGAGCGAGATTAGAAGTACGAAGAAGGAATCTGTTGCAACGCTTCAAAATGTTTAGAGATAAGTGCAATGATGGCTGGGAGCCTGTTTCTGGGAAACAATGCAAGACTTCAAAGTTTTCCATAGGATACGGTTGGAATTCTATAGATGAACAATACAAATTAAAATCATTAGAACTAGGTTCAAGCAATTTGTTTCATCAATTTGGCTGCTTTAAAAATCGTGAAGACTGCGATAAAGCTATCGAACTTTTCGGCGATGAAATCAAAGCTCTGTTTGTGGATTGTGAGGTATAGATATGGATTTAACGTACAGTGAAAAATTCAAAGACTACATCGTAAAACAAAACGATTTAGGGTATCCACAAACGATTTATAAGTTTCCCAATGGGTACGGTGCAAGTATCATCAAAATTGAATATATTTATTTTGGCATCGAAATTGCGGTGTTGAAATTTGATGAAAATGGTAATTGGGATATCGATTACAGCACGCCAATTACAAATGATGTCATCGGTGGATTGAATGAAGAAGAACGAGATAATGTTTTACAACAGATTTTCGATTTAGAGAAGACAGAGGAGGAACAATAATGGAATTAATTGTATTTTTAAAAAATGGAGAAACTCTTAAATTTAGCAACGTGTCAAACGTAAGATTTAGCACGAACTTCTTTACGGTGTTGTGTTTCGATTACGTAAGTGCATCAAATCATAAAAAGAAAAGTGCTGCATTCAATTATGTACAGCTAGCAGGAGTATCTTGCGAGGAGGGCTTGACGGATGTTGACAGTTTATTCAAAGCCTAGATGTATGCAGTGCGAAATGACGAAGATGTGGTTGAGTCAAAACAAGATTGAATTTGAAAATGTGGACATCGAAGCGAATCCAGGAGCGTTTGAACTCTTGAAACATTATGGTTGCGGCTCGCTACCTGTAGTGGTAATTGACGATGAATTTGATAATCCAGATAAGGCTTGGTCAGGGTTCCAAATTGATAAGTTAGAAGCTCTATTGTGAGGTAAATAATGGACAATAGAGGTTATTACGGAATATGTGCTGGAATCATTGAAAGAGCCGTTGATGACTACAAAACAGCCTTAAGATACTTGCTTCATAAAGGGATTGTAAAATCTGATTGGAATCTGAAGGAGAAGCATTTTAGAAATAGGCACCATCGAGAAGCGTGGAACGTAAAAACGGACTGCGAACGGTTCTTTCTCAGCCAGTATTTTGATTATTTATCGAATACGGAAGAGTTCGGGTCAACCTTAATGAAACGGATTAGAGAGGATGTGAAAAATGGGAATTAAACATCAATTGAAACAAATTCGCTTAATCGATTTGGAAATAAAAACAAAAATGGAAGAGTTAGATCGTTTGAATAATTCTTTCTTAAAATCTCCTTCTCTAAAAGAAGTGAATGTGCAAGAGTCGAAAGTAGGACTTAAAGACGATGCTTACGTCAAATTGATTAGCTTGAGTGAGTACATCGACCAAAGGGTGGATAACTTGATTGATTTGAAATATCAACTGATAAAAGCAATTGAGCAATTGGACGATTCTAAAGAACGTACCATCATTTGGATGAAATACATCTCTTCTAAGAATTGGGATGAGATTGCGGAAGAGTTACAAATCTCTAAAACCACACTATTCATCCTTCATGATGAGGCAGTTAAGAAAATTGAAAAGTGTACTAAAAAAGATGATTCTGTACCAAGTAGTACTAATGAATCTATGATATAGTTATGATGTGAAAAGATGTGGAAAGAGATATTCTTTTCTCTCGTGGTTTAGACTCCTTTATTTTTTCCCTCTCAAGCCCTCCAGCTTGAGGGGTTTTTGTATACAATGAAACGAGGTGATGGAAAATGGGATGACCGAAAAACAACAGAAATTTGCCGATGAGTACATCATCAGCTTGAATGCTACTCAGGCTTATAAAAAGGCTTATCCAAACGTGAAACGAGATAAAGTTGCTCAAGTGAATGGAAGTCGCTTGCTATCAAAAGCTATCATAAAAGCATATATAGATGAACAGCTAGAAAAACTAAAGTCCGAACGTGTCGCAGACCAGCAAGAAGTGCTTGAGTTTTTAACGGCAGTCATGCGCGGTGAAGTCACAGAGCCTTTATTGGTTCTTGACGGTGACGGATATCAAAAAGTCATGGATGCTAAACCGAATGTGTCCACGAGAAAAAGTGCAGCGGTTGATCTTGGCAAGCGTTACGGTTTGTTCTTGGATAGGCAAGAAATCACTCAAAAGAATATCGACATCAAAGTAGGGGATTGGGATGACGACGAAGAGTAATCCGAAAATCAACATCATCATCGATCGTCCTAATCGTGTTTTTAATAAGCATATCTACGAACATCTATTTGACTACGACACCTTCACAGAGGTGCATTACGGAGGGGCTTCGTCTGGTAAAAGCCATGGAGTGTTTCAAAAGATAATTCTTAAAGCGCTCAAATCATGGAACAAACCACGAAAAATATTAGTGTTGCGTAAGGTTGCTTCTACGGTACGTGACTCAGTGTTTGCGGATGTTCAAGCGACATTATCTTATTTTGGGATACTTAATTTGTGCAAGGTTAACATGAGTGCCTTTCGTATTGAATTACCGAATGGGGCGGAGTTGATTTTCAAAGGGATGGATAACCCAGAGAAAATTAAGTCCATCAAAGGTATTTCCGACGTGGTCATGGAAGAAGCGTCTGAGTTTACCCTTGATGATTACACACAGCTAACGTTGCGTTTAAGGGATAAAGTGCATAAACAAAAACAAATCTATTTGATGTTTAACCCGGTATCCAAAGCTAACTGGGTATATAATGCTTTTTTCGTGAGAGATCCTAAGAATACAGTGGTTTATCAAACGACGTATAAAGATAATCGTTTCTTGGACGACTTAACTAAAGAGAATATCGAGGAACTAGCCAACAGAAACGAAGCGTACTACAAAATTTACGCTTTGGGTGAGTTTGCGACACTTGATAAATTGGTATTCCCTAAGTATGAAAAACGATTGCTTAATAAAGACGAGTTGGCGCACTTGCCAGCTTTTTTTGGTCTTGACTACGGTTTTATCAATGACCCATCAGCCTTGCTTCATGTAAGGATAGACGATGCTAACAAGCGCTTATACGCTGTTGAGGAGTTTGTAAAAAAAGGATTGACGAATGACAAGATAGCAGAAGCAATCAAGGCGCTTGGATATGCTAAAGAGCAGATACGAGCAGATAGCGCTGAAAAGAAATCTAATCAAGAATTGCGAAATCTTGGAATTCCTAGGGTTGTTGATGTGCAGAAAGGTCCTGGGTCAGTCATGCAAGGTATTCAGTATCTCTTACAGTACGATTGGATCGTTGATGAAAGATGTGTGAAGCTGATTGAAGAACTTGAAAATTACACTTGGAAGAAAGACAGAAAGACAAATGAGTACATCAATGAGCCAGTAGATAGCTATAACCACTGCATCGATGCGATTAGATACGCTTTGCAAGACAGAATATATAAATCAAACATCAAACTATTCAAAGGAGGTTTTTAAAAATTGGCAAAGGTTTTTGTTAACAAGAGAAAAGTCATAACAACAACAAGCGATGTAGTGACTGAAGAAGTCGTTACTGAAGCAATTAGGCTTCACATGAGTAAATTAGTAAAGAATTATATTGAGAGTGAGGACATGTACCTCTCTCAACATGAAGTCTTAAAAATGGCTAAAAAAGAAAGTTGGAAGCCTGATAATCGCTTGGTGTTTAATTACGCTAAGTACATTGTCGATACGTTTACAGGTTATCAAATTGGTGTTCCAGTTAAAATCAAACATGAGGACGAGAACGTGAACGAGTTTGTCTCAAGTTTCCGTAAAATCAATGACATGGAAGACTCAGAGTTCGAGCTTGCAAAAATGTCAAGCGTGTTCGGACATGCTTTTATTTATGTGTATCAAGATGAATATAAACGAACTAGAGCGACATACAATAGTCCGATTAATATGTTTATCGTCCATGATAACAGTATTGAGGAACGACCTTTATTTGCCGTGAGATATACGTTTAATGAAAACAATCAAACAGGAGTCGGACAGGTTATCACAAACGATGAATTGATTGACGCTACTTTTTCGACTGGTGGGGCGGTAAGGTTCGGTGAACGCACTCAACACATTTACAACTCAATCCCAGTAGTTGAATTGATTGAAAATGAAGAGCGACAATGTATTTTCGAGAGTGTGAAAACATTGATTAATGCTTTAAATAAAGCAGCAAGCGAAAAAGCGAACGATGTAGACTACTTTGCGGACGCTTATTTGAAAGTTCTAGGAGTAGAGCTACAGGAAGAAGACGCTAGTCAGATTAGAGAGAATAGAATTTTCAATCTATGGAAGAATGGCGACGGTGCTTTGCCAGAAGTTGCTTTCCTTGAGAAACCAAGTTCAGATACAACGCAAGAGAATTTAATTAGTTTATTGAAAGAGTCTATTTTCGCTATTTCAATGGTAGCCAATATGTCTGAGTCTGAGTTCGGTAACTCGTCTGGTACGGCTTTAGCTTTCAAATTACAGGCTATGGATAATCTTGCTCGAATGAAAGACAGAAAGATGCAATCCGCATTTAACCGTTTGTATCAAATTGTATTTAGTGTTCCATTAACTACTGTTTACGAGGACGCATGGATAGGATTGTCATACTCATTTACTAGAAACGTACCTCGAAACATTCTTGAAGAGGCACAGATTGTTGGACAATTATCTGGACAAGTATCTGAGGAAACTAAGTTGTCTGTGCTATCTATCATTGATGATCCGCAGAAAGAAATTCAAAGAATGGAAAAAGAGGAAGAGGCGATGGGCGACCTTGAAACACGTCTAGAAAAACAAAAAATCTACTCGGACGCTGAAATGGACGAAAGTCAGAAAGTTATAGCAGATGTTGGACAATAAGTATTGGGAAGATAGGTATCGTGCTGAAGAAAAGGCTAGGGAACTAGCAGATAAGAGAGTAGCTTATCAACTGCACGGTGTCTATCAACAACACGCCAACAACATTCAAAAAGAAATCGATAGCTTTTGGCAAAAGTATGCTGATAGTGAAGGAATAACGAAATTACAAGCTAAGCAACGAGCGGATAAACTTGATATGGTGAATGTTGAGTTTAAAGCTAAACAATTAGTTGAACGAGCTAATCGCTTGAGAGAACGTGGTCAGAAAGTAACAAGCGATGATTTCACAAGAGCGGAAAATGACTTGATGAGATTGTATAACTTGAAGATGAAAACAAGTCGTCTTGAAGTGTTGCAAGCGAATATCAAGCTTCATCAGTATGATTTAGCTTTGAGTGAGTTTGAAATCATTGATAAGCACTTGATTGAATCAATCAGACGTGAGAATCTATTTAGTGCTGGTGTCTTGAATATGACACTCGGAAGTTTTGAATCTTCAAAAATATCTGCTGACTCTATCGTGTATGCCAATTTCAACAATGCAACGTGGTCGTCTAGAGTTTGGGAAAGACAGAACGAATTGAGAAACATTGTTAAGAAAGGCGTTGCGGATACTGTTTTAAGAGGTAAAGGAACAAACGTTTTGATTAACAGTCTTAAAAAAGAGTTTGATGTATCGTATGGATACGCTAGACGGTTAGCAGTGACAGAATCAGCAAGGGTATATTCAGAGGCACAAAAGGCCAACTACGATTCTAATGGTGTTGAATGGTATCAAGTCATGACCGAATTAAAAGCGTGTCCGATTTGCCAACCGTTCAACGGGAAGATATTTAAAGTATCTGAGTTGGTTCCAGCATTGAACGCGCCACCATTTCACCCTAACTGTCGATGTACGACTGTTCCGCATTTTGACTCAAAGCGCTCAAGTAGTGATGAAGTAGTAACTAGAAGAATAGATTTAAGTGCTATTTAGTGCTCAGAAAAAGGAGTAAAAGATGCTTATTTGGGATTTAGTATCAATCGCTTTAGGGTGGTTGGTATTTTCGTTTTTAATGCTAGTTATCATAGCAGTTGTAAAAGCGATGATTGAAGTAATCAAAAAAATAATCTAACCGTATGGAATCCCGTACGGTTTTTTATTGTCCAAACTTTGAAGACGTTAAAAGCTAAGGATAATCAGTCCACTCTGGACTTAAAAAGGAGGGCCTAAAATGGCAGAAGAAATTAAAGAACCTGTAGTTGAACCTGAAATTGAACAAGCTAGCGGTCAAGAAGAGGAAAAAACTACAGAAAAAACATTCACACAGTCACAGCTTGATGAAATCATTCAGAAAGAGAAAGCTAAGGCCAAGCGCTCTGCTGAAAAAGAGTATCAAGCTAAGATGGACGAAGCTGAAAAGCTACGCAAGATGAACGAGGTTCAGAAAGCAGAGTATGAGCAAGAAAAACAAAGAGCATACATCGCTGAACTCGAAGCTAAAATCAATCGAAGCGGGCTTGAGCGAGAAGCCTCAAAAATGCTATCTGAGGGCGGTATTGTAGTGGACGATAAAATCCTAAGCATTGTTGTCAAAGATACCGCAGAGAGCACGCAGGAGGCTGTAGAAGGCTTTGTAGCTTTAGTGAATGAACTTGCTGATAAAAAAGTTGGCGAAAAATTAAAAGGTAAAACGCCTAAGAAGATGGAAGACACTTCGGCTGGTGAGATTACCAAAGAACAATTTAACAAAATGGGATATCAGAGCAGAAACGAATTACTGCAAAACAACCCCGAACTATATCATAAATTGAAAGGATAATGAATAAATGACACAAACTAAAATTGAACAATTAGTAAACCCTGAAGTTATGGCTGACATGGTTTCAGCTAAACTACCAAAAATGATTAAATTTACACCTTTAGCTTACGTTGAGCGTGAGTTAGTAGGACAACCTGGGAACACAGTTACTGTACCAAAATGGGTATATTCTGGAGACGCTAAAGACATCGCAGAAGGCGAAGCAATCGTTCCTGACCAATTAACTACTGCTAAATCTACAATGACTATTAAAAAAGCTGGTAAAGGTATCGAAGTAACAGACGAAGCTCTTTTATCAGGATA